ACTGGCCCAACCGCTCCCATTCCCGAGCGATCGTCGCCCCCACGTCGGTGCTGGCCGCGTTGATGTACGGTTTGTACGGGTCTTGCGTCAGTAATGTGGACATGTAAGTCCTTCGCTGTTGATGGAGATGCTAGTCTAACATCATGTAAGTCAGACTTGCAAGAACTGCTCAACTTTCGGCTGATCGTGTATGATGCGCTTCAACAACAGGAGGTCGTCATGACGTTGAAAGAGTGGTTCAACACGCAGCCGCGGGGGGCTCGCACGAAGCTGGCCAAGCAGTTGGGCGTGTCGAAGACGTGGATGTGCCAGATCACCGCAGGCCGGGACACGCCGTCGGCGGAGTTGGTGGTGGCCATCCACAAGCTGACCGGCGGGCAGGTGTCGCGCGAGTCGCTTCGGCCGGACCTGTTCGCATGAACTACACCTTCGACCTTGACGCCTGGGGGCCGCTGCTGGCCTCCCTGCCCGATGCTGAGGATCTGGCCTTGCGCAGGATGATCGACGCCTACTTCCAGCGCGAGGGGCCGCTGCCGCGCGACCGGCGCGAGTTGCAGGCGTTGATCCGGCTGGACTGGGACTGCATCGCCCCGGTGCTGGAGGGGTTCTTCGACTTGGACGAGCGGGGCTACGTGCAGCCGGATCTGCAGGAGGAGGTTGAGCGCCTGCAGCGCCGCCGGAGGGTTGCGGCCACGAACGGTGCGCGCGGGGGACGACCGCGCAGAGTATGATTTCCGAGACCCGGCTAGGGGGGAGGTCATGGGCCCCCCGAAAAGCGTCCTCCTCCGCCTGCCGGCGTCTCTCCCCTTGAGGAGGTGAGGACGGACATGCACTACTACCCGCACCACATCGGCGACTTCAACGCCAGGACGCGGCACCTGAGCAGGCTGGAGCGGTCGATCTACCGCGACCTGATCGAGCTCTACTACGAGACCGAGGCGCCCATCTCCATCGACTTGGAGCGTGTGGCCCGCCGCATCGTGGCCACCAGTCAGGAGGAACGGTCTGCGCTGCGCGACGTGCTCAACGAGTTCTTCACCCCAGGCCCAGAGGGCTGGACGCACAAGCGCTGCGAGGAGGAGCTTGCCAAGTACAGGCGCATGAGTGCTGGGGGCAAGGCCGGCGCCGAGCAGCGCTGGAGCAAGGGTAAACCCGCGCAACAGGATGACCCCCCTATAGCCCCCCCATGCCCCCCCCATAGCCCCCTCAATGGGGAGGGCAATGGGGAGCCTGTAGGGGGGCGTATGCCAACCAAGAACCAAGAACCAAGAACCAACAACCAAGGAAATACAGAACCTTCGGTTCTTGTGCCCCAGGGTGGGGCACCCGACTGCCCGCATGCTGAGATCGTTGAGCTCTACCACGACTGCTGCCCTACCCTGCCTCGCTGCATGGTGCTCTCGCCGAAGCGGCAGGCGCTCATGCGCAGCCGGTGGCGTGAGGTCTGGGCGGACCTCAAGTTCGACCGCGCCGGCATGCTCGGCTGGTTCCGAGAGTTCTTCGAGAACGTGCAGCGCAGCGACTTCCTGACCGGCCGCGCGAAGTCCGACCGGCTCTGGACGGCGGATCTTGAGTGGCTGATGCTGCCGAGCAATTTCGTCAAGGTGGCCGAAGGCCGCTACACCCGGGAGAAGTGATCATGGGCTACGCTGCGACGCTGAAGAAGTTCCACGAGCAGGAAGATGCTGCACCGCAGCACACTGGGTGCCGAGCGCATGGGTGCCCGTTCCCTGCGGCGATGTCGGCCAGTGGTGGGCCCGGGTATTGCCGGCACCACGACGGCGTGAACCCGGTGCGCTGGCCGGGCATAACCGAGGCGATGCAGCGCGACTACGGCCCGCTGACGGCCGAGGTGCTGGGGTCGCGCAGATACTTCGCCTCCGGCCTGCCGGGCGATGACAACCAGCGGATGGCCGAGGCCTGGGCCCGGCTGCAGCCGCATGGGTACGACATGGACCCGGCCAACTGCGTCCACCGCAACGGCCAGAGGCAGCCGGCCCGGACCTACCGGCGGTGGTCGTACGCTGCCGAGGATCTCCTGGCCCGGCTGGTGAGGGGCGTCAAGTGAGAGCCCCCTCCTGCATGGGAGGATGGTGCATGATGCGAGAGTCGTGTGCGTACTACCACAATGAGTCCGTCGTCGTCATCGAGCGACTCTGCCATCCAGCCTGGATGGACGCATACGTCCGAGTATCGGCATCAGTGTTTGGTGAGGTACGTCCTGGCGATGCGGGTGGCCAACCGCGATCGAGCGCTGAACTGGCTGCGCGGGTCGAAGCACCCGGGCCTGGAGGAGGACGTGCGTCGACAGTGGGCGCTGGGCAACCGCGGGGCCTGGGGAGACTGGCGTGTTGATCCTCGGCGTTGACCCGGGTCTGGTTTCCGGCGCCTGGGGGCTGATCGACCACCACGGTGCGTTCCGGGCCTGCGGGCCGATACCGCACGCCGACCGGCGCATCAGCGTGGTGGACTGGCGGCAGCACCTGCTGCAGGCCGTCGGCCGGGAAGACTGCGTGGTGGCCCTTGAGAGCGTCCATTCGATGCCTGGGCAGGGGGTGGCCTCAACCTTCGCGTTCGGCCGCGCTGTAGGGGCCATCCAGGCCCTTCTAGACCTGCTGCCCTGGTCGGTCGCCCTGGCCGAGCCGCGAGTCTGGAAGCGCGAGATGGCGGTCACGGCCGAGAAGGGGTCGTCCCTAGTTCTGGCTCGGCAACTCTGGCCGTCGGCGCCGTTGAAGCGGGCGAAGGACCACGGGCTGGCGGAGGCCCTCCTGCTGGCCGAGTGGAGGAGAAGGGGGCTCTGATGGACTGGCTGCGCAGCACTGACTCGTCGACGCACTACGACTCGTCGCGGCCTGATCGGCGCTTGATCCTGGCCATCATCACCCAGGCGATCGAGGATGCCAGCAGGCCACCGACGCCGGCCGAAGTCAAGGCCAGGGCCAATCGGTTGAGGGACCCGATCCAAGCTCTGCGGTGGCTGTTCGCCGAGAGTCCTGTGTTGGACTGGTATGCCGACCATGTGGGCTTGGATGTCCAACTGTTCCGGCAAGCCCTGATCGATGCGGCGTACACCTACGAGGAGAACGCATTCCGACCTGACCAGCGCCGGGTGTTCAGGATGCGCTACCAGTGGGCAAAGCGCGACGGGTTGTTCGCCGACCGATACGACCCTGATGTTGAGGATCGAGGAGATGACGATGAGGACAGTGGACCCGCATGATGCGATCGAATTCATTTTCAAGCATGGGCGCAAGTACGCTCAGGCTCGGGCCGACCGGACGTACCTGGAGGAGTTCAGGAAGAGCCAGAAAGCGCTGCTCATGAAGGACGCCGAGGTGGAGGGGCACAAGACCAGCGCCGCGCAGGAGCGCGAGGCCTATGCCCACCCGACCTACATGGAGCTCCTGCGGGGCCTCAGAGAGGCCGTGGCGGTCGAGGAGGAACTGCGGTGGGGGCTGGTGGCTGCGCAGGCCCGGATCGACGTCTGGCGGTCGCAGGAGGCTTCTGCGCGCCAGGAGATCAAGGCCGTCCTGTGAACGTCCGGCGGTACATGTCCCTGGTGGTTTGCCTGGGCTGCATGGCCTGCCGGCGCATCCACGGCCCGCACGACCCGGGCCCGGTGGAGCTTCATCATCCGCGGGCAGGGGCAGGCATGGCCCGGCGGGCGAGCGACTGGAACGTCATCCCGCTCTGCGTCGAGCACCACCGCGGCCGCACTGGGGTGCATGGCCTGGGAACCAAGGGGTTCCAGAAGCACCACGGGTTCGACGAGGCGGACCTGCTGGCGGACGTGCGCTCTCTGATCCAAGACCCCAGAACCCAGTAGGTTATTTGTCGATGGGGCTTGTGCTCATGTTCAAGCTGAACTTACACTAGCGTCACTGCGATCAAGCAGCAACTGCAGCGAAGGACAGCGACATGAACACCACCCTCAACACCGCCGCCGCCGACATCGACACCCTGGGCGCGATCCTCGCGAACATCGCCGCCCTCGAAGCCAAGGCCGACGAGATCAAGGCCCGCCTGAAGGACGAGGCTTCCCTGTCCGGTCAGAAGCACTTCGACGGCCAACTGTTCCGCGCGACCTACGTCGAGAGCAACCGCTCGACGGTCGACTGGAAGGCGATCGCCAAGACCCTGGCCATCCCGGCCGACCTGATCGCCCAGCACACGAAGACCAGCGCGGTCTTCAGCGTGAAGGTCACCACCCTCTGAACCTCCCCCGCTGCCGTGAGCAGCGGCAAGCCTGGGGGCTTGCCCTTGTTCACCGACAGGAGATCGTGATGAGCTACTTCCACCTCCGCCCGCAACTGCGGGCCATCCGTTCCGGCCTGCAGGCCACGTCGAGCACGGCCCGGGCGTGCGACTGGAGCCGCGTCCGCGTCGCCCTGCGGGCCGTCCCCCAGGCCAAGCGCCGGGTGCGCGTCTACGCCGGGGCCGGGTTTGTCCCCAACAGCTACAAGTGGACCTGCAAGATCCAGTACGTCGAGGCGACCATCAAGGACGGCCGCGTCGTCAGCATCGCAACCGCCTGGACCGGCGCGCAGCGCCCCCGGGGCCAGGGCTCGCTGGTCGTCGTGCAATGACCGGCTACGCCCCCGAGGGGGTCAGGCAACCGGACGCGCCGCCGCAGTGGCCGTTTGGCACCCTGGCCCCCACTGATGAGCCGGCGCCCCAGGCGTGGCCGCAGACGCCGGACCTGGGAGACCTACCAGAAGCTCTCTGGTGAGTCAAGGCCCAGGCGGTTCAAGGCGGTTCAACACCAGTTCAGATGGAGTTCAGACGCAGTTCAGATGGAGTTCAGATCTCCCACTGTTGAACATGGGTATTGCATGATCGTCTAAGTGTGGCTTACACTAACACCACTGCAGCATCGCAGTGACAGCGAAGGAAAGAGAAATGATCCGACTGATGAAGCACTATGTGACCGACGGCCAGAACAAGGCTCGTGTCTGGTACAGCCGCGCGACGCTGACCAGCGGCCGCGACTGCGTGACCATCTACGCGAAGGACTACACCCGTGAACTCGGGGCCATCTTTGCAAATGACCCCAACTACCAGAACGACACCGACATCATGACTGACTACTTCGACAAGGGGCAGGTGCGGATCTACGCAGACAACCCCCTGTGGGAGCAGGCTTGCGCCCGCGCAAATTGAGGAGGACATGATGCGACTCACCCCCGACATCATCCGCGCCGCGGTGGCCCGCCACGAGACCGGCTGGTTCGACCAGTACCTCAACCCGATCGTGCCCCAGGTGGGGCAGCGCTTCTCCGAGGTCGAAGTGACCGAGGCCGACGAGGGCAACGCCACCGTCTACGAGGAGGGAGAGGTCACATACGGTGGCTTCCAGCAGCGCACCACGTTCAACGGGTTCCGTTGGGTGACCGAGACGGTCGAAGTGGTCTGGGACGCCCGCGAGGCCCGCACACCGCGCGGCGAGATCCTCATCCTGCAGCACTGAAGGGACACATCATGGAAGTCATCAACGTCCTCCACATGACCGGCAAGGCCATCGCCAGCGGCTTGCGCGATGACTGCTACGGCACCCTGATGGAGATCAGGCCGATAGACGCGCCGGAATTCATCCCTATCGGGTCACACATTGGCCGTCCCACGAACCATCAAGACGGCGCGTACTTCATCAGCGCCGAGGACTGGCGCGGAATACGCTACTGATCTGTAGGGGCTTGATGTAATGTTCAAGCCCCGCTTACACTAGCATCACTGCAGCACGCAGGACAGCGAAAGGACAGCGAATCATGAACAGCCTCGATTGGATCAAGCACCCGGCCGTGCAGGCCCACATCTTCTACGGCCAGAAGCGCGACCTGGAGAAGAAGCTGGCCGAGCTCCAGGCCCGGTACGACGCGCTCGACGCCGCGTACACGAAGATCTCCATCGCCCTGAGCGAGGCGCAGGCGAAAGGCACGGTCGGCAGCGTCGACGGCCGCAGCCTCTGGGACGTCTACGCCGAGGCCGACGACGAGCACTTCGACGCCGTCCAGGCCTTGGAAGGGGAGGGCTGATCATGAGCCGCCAACTCCGCGCGGCCGAGAGCCGCTACCAAGAGCTTCACCGGTCCACCGTGGCGGGCATCCCCTGCCTCGTGGGCGTGGTCGACCTGTACGCTGACACCAGCGACGGCTGGATCGGCAGCCGCGTCACCTTCAAGTTCAAGGTGCTGGATCGCCGCGGCTATCCGGCGCCCTGGCTGGCCGCGAAGCTGGACTCTGACGACGAGCAGCGTTTCATCGAGGAGATCGTCGATGCCCGCCGCTGAGAACGGGAAACAGGCCCTGGAGGCCGCGCTCGACCGAGTTGATGCTGCGGCACCACCAGACTGGAAAAACACTGCCAGCGCCGTCCTGGCGCGTCTGGCGGGTACTGGTGAGCCCTTCACCGCCGACGACATCTGGTCCGCCGTCGACCACCCCCCAGAACCCCGGGCACTGGGGGCGCTGATCCGCTCCGCCGCCCAGGCCGGCCGCATCCGCCGGGTAGGGTGGCGCACCAGCGCTCGGCCCGAGTGCCACTGCAGGCCGGTGGCGATGTGGGTCGGAATACCCGAGCGAAAAGAGTGGGATTGAAGAAAGGGCTTGATGTTGCCGGAAACGATGGTACAGTTCACCCATCTACCCACCCCAAGGAAACCATCATGCCCGGGCCCTGGATACGCACCACTAACATTGCACACACATTGGCCTGCCTGACCGAAGACAAGCTCGTCGACCTGCTGGCGTCAATGGGCGAGTGCGGCCGCAACAACTACTCGACACTAACCATCAAGACCGCTTTTGCTGAGGCCGGGCGCCGCGGCATTTCGACCCCGGACGAGGTCGCCGCCGGCATCAAGCAGGTGCTGCGAATCCCCCTAAGGAAGTGACCCTCTCCCCGCACCCGTGAGCAGCGGCCTGCCCCGAGGCAGGCCAGTGTTCACCCACTACAGCGAACCAGGAGCGAAGACCATGACCCAACTGTTCACCCGCGACGGCGCCGAGTTCACCGGCATTTTCCAGTTCAACGACGCCGGCCGCGCGGTGCGCTACGTGCCGGTGGCGTGCGACCGCTGCCACGTGATCAACGGCCAGCGCCTGTGGGTGATGGGCACCGAGAACGGCCAGCCCTACAGCCGCACCGGCTTCGACTGCTGGACGTGCGGCAACACCGGCGTGCGCCGCGAGCGCGAGGATCGGCTGTTCACCGCCGAGGAGCTCGCCCGGGTGAACAAGGCCGCGGCCACCAGAGCCGCCAGGATCGCTGAGGAGCAGCGCGTCGCCCGCGAGCAGGCCGAGGCCCAGCAGGAAGCCCGCAAGGCCGCGTTCTGGGCCGAGAACAGCGTCTTCGTGCAGAAGCTCGACTCCCTGCGCGACGAGCAGGACCCGGCCGAGTTCTTCAACAAGCTGCGCATCGACATCGTGGGCAGCCTGCGCACCCCGTCGGAGAAGCTGGTCGCCCTGGTCGACGCCGAGATTGCCAAGCGTGCCGCCCTGGCTGCCAGCCGCTGGATCGGCACCGAGGGCGACAAGGTCACGCTGACCCTGCGCGTCGAGAAGATCATCACCCTGCGGTCGCAGTGGGGCACGTCCTGGATCAACGTCTGCCGCACGACCGACGGCAACGTGGTGGTCTACAAGGGCACCACCGACCTGGGCCAGGAAGGTGAGACCGTCACGGTGAAGGCGACGATCGGCGGGCACGAGCTCTACGGCGAGACGCGCCAGACCCTGATCAAGCGCCCGAAGGTGCTCGACGAGGTGGCCGCATAACCCTTCACGGCGCTTGGGCTTGACTGTGTTGCCGGAAACAGTGATACAGTCGAGCCATCGACACCGATAGCCAGCAACCCGTTTCAGGGTAGTTGCGAACAAGGGCCCCGATTCCAAGTTGATAGGGGCACTCAGCGGAACCGAAAACGTTCCCCGGCAAGACAAGCTGGCCGGTGTCGATACCAAAAGCAGGAGCAGCAGACATGACCAAGAGCCTCTACAAAACCTGCCCGCGGTGCAACGGCACCGGCTTCGTGTTCACTGACCGCATCTGCTTCGGCTGCAACGGCGCTGGCAGGATCGTGGCTGATGTCTTCTTGCGCACTCTCGGTACGTCCGGCGAGTTCTTCGGCATCACCGGCCCGATCGTCAACGGCAAGCAGTTCAAGGGCATCGCCCGTGACGCCAGCGATCTGATCGACGGGTATACGGTCAAGACCATCACTGAGGATCAAGCCCGCGCGTTTTTCAAGCGGTACGGCATCAGCACCGAGGTAGCAGCATGACACCAGAGAACGCCATTGAGACGCTGCGCCGGCAGGTGCGCGCCACCCAGCGCGTGGCAGCGCTGCGCCAGCGCCGGGCCGAGCAGGGTCTGGTGCGGCTGGACCTGTACGTCCACCCTGACGACCACGCGGCCGTCAAGGCGGTCGCCCAGGCGCTGACTCAGCGCCGATTGTTCAACCGAGACTGTACGCAAACCGTCTCCGATCCTATACAATCGAAAGGCCCCCGGAACTCGGTCACGCAGCCCCGCGTGGCCGGGTAACCCGGTGGGTTCAACTGAGGAGCATCTCATGGCAAGAAACGTCTACGTCGTGGAGGCCGATGGCCACCAGACCCGCCTCATCGAGGCATCGCAGAGCACCCAGGCCCTGGCGTACGCCGCCCGGACCACCTACTCGGTGCGCAAGGCCAGCCAGCAGGACCTGATCAAGCTGCTGCCCGCAGGCATCAAGGTCGAGAAGGCGATCGCTGAGCCGGAGTTGTTCGAGCCCGAGCCCGAGGTCAAGGTCGACCCGGCCGGCAACGTGGTGGCGCTCGCGGCATGATGCACATCAACTCGCCTCGGACGGACGACGACTCCGTCGAGCAGGAGATCCGCAGCAAGGGCCTCAACGCCCCCAGGATCACGCCGCAGGACATCGAGGCCACCATCGCCTCGGAGTGCTACTTCACGGCCGCTGAGGGCTTCATGGGCCATGCCTGGGCCACCATGGCGGACAGCCGCAGCATCAAGCCCCCGGCGCCGCTGGAACTGGTGACCATCTGCGTGCTCACCCTGCGCAACGGCTACACGATCGTGGGCACCAGCGCCTGCGCCGCGCCGGAGAACTTCGACGCCGCCATCGGCCGCAAGATCTCCCGGCAGAACGCCACCCAGCAGATCTGGCCCCTGCTGGGCTACGTCCTGAAGAACGTCCTGGCCTTCAGCGCGGGGAAGTGATGGACACCACCGACATCGAGATCCGCTCCGCGGGCTACTGCCTGCAGCGCACATGCCACGGGCTCGCCAGGGACGCAGGATGGTGGAACGTCGACGGCCAGGAGCGGTTCTACACCTACGCCCCAGGCGTCAAAAACGTCTCAGGCCGCAACATCGGCGAGATGCTCTGCCTGATCCACTCCGAGATCAGCGAGGCCATGGAAGGCGCCAGGAAGGGCCTCTACGACGACAAGCTCCCCAACCGCCCCATGCTGGAGGTCGAACTGGCGGACGCAGTCATTCGGATCTTCGACATGGCCGGCGGACTCAACCTCGACCTCCCAGGCGCCATCGCCGAGAAGCTCCAGTACAACGCCAGCAGGACCGACCACAAGCCCGAGAATCGGGTGAAGCCCGGCGGCAAGGCATTCTGATAGCCTACAGGGCATCAGGAGACCATCATGGCCAAGACCGGACGCCCCAGCACCTACGACCCCGCCGTCGCCACCAAGATGTGCGAGCAACTCGCCAACGGCGTGCCACTGCGGGAGATCTGCCGCCAAGAAGGGATGCCGCCGTGGCAGACGGTGTACTCGTGGATGGAGCGCGACGCCTCGCTTGTCGAAGCCATCGCGCGTGCGCGGGAGCTCGGCTATGACGCGATCGCCGAGGACTGCCTGCGGATTGCTGATGACACCTCCAACGACTACATGGAGACGGAGCACGGCCCGCGTCTGAACGCCGAGCATGTCCAGCGCAGCAAGCTCAGGATTGAGACGCGGCTGAAGCTGCTGGCGAAGTGGAGCCCGAAGAAGTACGGGGAGAGGGTCCAAGTGGCCGGCGACGCCGACAACCCGATCAAGCTGGAGGCGGAGGTTCACGCCGACAAGCTGCTCCAGGCGATCCTGGAGAACGCCCAGATGAAGCGTCAGGCGTCGGAGTCATAGGCATTTCCTATGGCTGGAGCTAGGGTAAACCCTTGGTCGGGTGCTGAGGGGATGCGGAAATCCCGGGCTGAGACCGACTGGGCGGGTAGTGGGGCCTGGGGCGTCATTGGAATTTCCTATACCGCGCTGCGGCGCTTGACAGCCGCTGACGGAGCCTGCAGAATGCGCGCCGTTGGCGTGGAAACCGACATTCAGAGCCCTTGCCCATCCTTCCGCCCCGGCCGCGAGCCCGGGGTTTCCACCGGGAGGATGGTCAAGGGCTTCGTCGTTTCTGCGCCGGCCGTCAGGGCGCGTCAGCATATGGGCCTGCATGGGCTGCACCCAGGAAACACCGGCCTCCCTCCACCCGGGAGGGCCGTCCAGCCTGTTGGCGAGGGACTGGGCAAGACGCGGGGGCCAAGGTGACGACGAGCCCCGCATCGAGTGAATCGCCGCCCCCAGGGTGCGCTGGGTCGCAAGACCGGGCGAGGAGTGACAGGTGCTGTCACCCTTGGGGAACCTATGAGGAGCATGAGTGATTCACTTCCATGGCACGCCGATCACGCCGAAGCTGGCGCTGGAGTCGATGGCCGGCCAGCACTTCTGCGTGAGCTTTGCCCGGCCGGACAGCCTCAAGACCTGCTTGCGCATCGGGCAGTCCCTGATGCTGGCCTTCGGCGCGTTGATGCCGCACATCGTGGCGCTGCAGTTCGTGGCGAAGGTGGCCGGTGGCGCGGTGTGGGCCTGGGCGCTACAGCCGCTGCGGCGGCGGATGGAGGCGGCATGAACGACCTGAGAACTGCCGCCCAGCAGGCGCTGGAGGCGTTGGAGGCCATGAACCCATACCCGGCATCCAAAGCGGACCAAAGGGCAGGCGCCATCACCGCACTGCGAACTGTGTTGGCGCAGGAGCCGACGCCGCCCCCTGAGGCTGTCACCGAGGCCGAGAAGACCGCCTACGCGGCCGGCTGGTGGGCGGCCCTAGCGCAGATCAAGGGGGGGGGCAATCCGCCGCCCCCCTTGGCCGTCCCGCCCGAGGTCGCCGCGACGATCACCACCACCGACATTGCATGGCTGCTGACGAACCGTCTCACGAAGATCTGGCAGGAACTCGGGCAGATGCGGTGGGTGGGGGCGGACCATGGCTGGGACCTTGCCATCAAGGCCGTGCGCCGCCGTCTGGACGCCGAGTGCCAGGACGTGCTGGCCTGGAAGGCCCGGGCGGATCAGAGTGGCGCAACGGCGGCCGAGCTGTTGCAGAAGGTGCAAGGGCTGCGGGCATGACTGACGCCGAGATCGCCGAGTTCATGGGCTGGAGCCAGCAGGCGTCCGACCGGATGAAGGACGACCCGCAGTCGTTCGTCGGCCGGGTTCACCGGCTGGTGGCGGAGGTGCGGCGGCGCGAGCAGGCGAAGCTGGACGCCCTGAAGGCCGAGGTGCTGCCGGTGCTGCAGATCGGACTGGCTGCTGCGTCCGAGGTGGCCGAGAGGTATCACCAAGAGATGCGGGGCTACCGGCCGCACATCCATGCTCTGCTGGACGACAACACCCGGCACATGCAGTTGATGGTTGAGGCGCTGATGCCGCAGAAGCCGGCATCCCCGATCGAGGGAGTGCCCGTATGACGCCTCAGAAGCCGCCACAAGCGCCGATCGGCCGCGCGCCGGTGCTGCCCCTGCCCGAGCCCCGGACGCAGGCTCCCAGGCCCGTCTGCGCCCTGCTGAGGCCCCGTGAACCTCGCTGAGACCCTGGCCGCGCCGGACGTCCGGGGGGCGCTGAATGCGCTGCCGGCGGACAAGAGGCTGGCGTACTTGTGGCGGGCCCGGTGGCTGCAGCAGGCGCACGGGCATCAGGTCTTGCCGGCGGGGGACTGGTGGTCGATCTGGCTGATGCTTGCTGGCCGGGGCGCCGGAAAAGGGCTTACTCTCGACACGGTTATTCCGACTCCTGGCGGGTGGGTGGCCAATGGCGACCTGCGGGACGGTGACGTGGTCTTTGACGAGCGCGGCCGGTGGTGCCGGGTGGTGAAGGCGCATGATCCGTACATGCCGGCGTCGCTGTACCGGCTGACGTTCTCGGACGGGTCGGTGATCGAGGCGGACGGTGATCACTTGTGGACGACGCTGACGCACCGCGCGCGCAAGCAGATGCTGCGGTGGGGGATCAAGAGCGTTCCGCCTGGGTGGGCGAAGTACCGACACCCGTTGCTGGACTCGCATCACCGGGTGATAGGGTATGTCGGGGCGGAGACGCTGAACACCGAGGAGATCCGACGGACGCTGATGCACGCCACGCGGGGGGATTTGAACCACTGCATCCCTGTTGCTGAGCCGCTGCAGATGCCGGATGAGGCGCTGCCGATTGATCCGTGGACGCTGGGGTACTGGCTGGGGAACGGTACGGCGTCGAACGGATACCTGACGGCCGGGAGCCTGGGCGGCGTGTTTGATGATGAGCATGTTGCTCAGATGAGCGGCGGGGTGGTGATGCGGCGGATTGCCGAGCGCGGTAATTCCGTGGTGCGTGTGCCGGGCCTGCGAGAGGGCCTGAGGCTCGCCGGGTTGCTGGACAACAAACATATCCCCCGGGCGTACCTGCGGGGCTCTGTGGAGCAGCGGCTGGCCCTGCTGAGGGGCTTGTGTGACTCTGATGGGTACGCCGACCACAAGTCGGTGGAGTTCACCTCGATCAACCGTGGACTGGCTGAGGGTGTGCGCGAGCTGGTCGTGAGCCTAGGTGAGAAGGCGGTGCTCAGCGAAGGCCGGGCGACGCTGAACGGCAAGGACTGCGGGCCGAAGTACCGAGTACTGTGGAGATGGCACCGCTTCAACCCATTCTCCCTGCCGCGCAAGGCTCAGAGGCTCAAGGAGCCGGGCCGTCAGGCGTTCAAGCACGGTCACCGGATGATCGTGTCGGTCGAGCCGATTGAGCCGCGGATGGTGCGCTGCATCACGGTGGACAGCCCCTCGCGGCTGTACCTTGCCGGGGAGGGAATGATCCCGACGCACAACACCAGGACGGCCGCGGAGCAGGTGGGCTGGTGGGCCTGGGAGAACCCGGGGACGCGCTGGCTGGTAGCGGCGCCGACGTCGTCTGACGTGCGGGGGACGTGCTTCGAGGGCGACTCGGGGCTGATGAGCGTGATCCCTGCGCCGCTGATCGCCGAGTACAACAAGGCGCTGCACGAGCTCCGCCTGACCAATGGGTCGCTGATCAAGGGCATTCCTGCGAGTGAGCCGGAGCGCTTCCGGGGCCCGCAGTTCCACGGGGCGTGGCTGGACGAGCTCGCCGCCTGGGACTACATCCAAGAGTCGTGGGACCAGATCCAGTTCGGTGTGCGCCTGGGGGCGCAGACGAAGACGGTGATCACGACGACGCCGAAGCCGAAGGACCTGATCATTGAACTGATCGGGCGGGAGGGCGACGATGTCGTGGTGACGCGGGCGTCGACCTATGCCAACCTGGGCAACCTGTCGGCCAACTTCAAGAAGCAGATCCTGCAGTACGAGGGCACGACGCTCGGCCGGCAGGAGATTCATGCTGAGATCATCGACCCCGAGGAGGGCGGGATCGTCAAGCGCGGGCACTTCAAGCTCTGGTCGCACGCGAAGGCGTTCCCGAAGTTCGAGTACGTGGTGCAGAGCTACGACTGCGCGACGTCGGAGAAGACGCAGAACGACCCGACGGCGTCGAGCACCTGGGGCGTGTTCAAGCCCGAGGACGGGCCGATGAGCGTGATGCTGATCGACTGCTGGCAGGACCGGCTGCAGTATCCTGACCTGCGGCCGAAGGTGGTGGACGAGTACGACACCGTGTTCGAGTCCGGGGTGGACGGGCGGGACCGCAAGCGGGTGGATCTGATCCTGATCGAGGACAAGTCGGCGGGGATCTCGCTGATCCAGGACCTGCAGCGTGCTCATCTGCCGGTGCGGGCGTACAACCCTGGGAAGGCGGACAAGCTGCAGCGCCTGAACATCGTGTCGCACATCATTGCCCGGGGGCGGGTGTGGATTCCCGAGAGTTCGCAGCGACCTGGGTATGTGCGTGACTGGGCGGAGCCGCTGGTGTCGCAGGTGTGCGCGTTCCCGAATACGACGAATGATGATCTGGTGGATACACTGACGCAGGCGCTGAGATTCCTTCGCGATGCGGGCTGGCTGGAGGTTGACCCGCCGCCGCAGGATGACTGGGACGAAGACGACTACGCAGACACCGGGCGGGCAAAGCGGGAGAATCCCTATGCGGCGTGAGCAGATACCCGGCGGGCGGGTATGGCCGGTGTATGAGAAGCACGTGATGCTCGACCGCGGGCAGGAGGCGACGGAGCACCTGCCGTCGCCGTTGTGCTGGTGCTGTCCGCGGCTGGAGTACGTGGACCCTGAGACTGGGAACGAGGTCTGGGTGCATCATGAGCCGCACTAGGGAGTGACGATGGACCTGATGGACGAGGAGCTTCGGCGAGTGCTGGCGGGTACGGCTGAGCCGACCCGTCGGCGTGAGGAGGTTCCTCCGACGGCGGCTGAGTTGGCTGCGGCGTCGCGTCCGTCGTTCCGCATGTCAAGCCCGGGCCGGCGCACTCAGCGCGGTGGCGGCGAGGCTGTTGAGACCATCGGCTCGGCCGTGCTGGGGAGCATCCCTGCTGGTCTGGCGGGTCTGGGGTATCTGGGCGCCGGGCAAGGCCCCGAAAAGGCCGCAGAAGCCGTTCAGAGGGTGCAGGACTACCTGACCATCGACCCGAAGACAGAAGGCGGCATACGGGCCGTCAGGGGCATTGCCGAGGGCCTGTCGCCGCTGGGGGCGATCCCCCAGGCTGCAGGCGAGGCCACGCTGAGGGCGACGGGCTCTCCGCTGCTGGCCACCGGGGCGGAGTTGATGGCCGACCCGCTGAACCTGCTGGGTGCTGGCGCTGCTGCGCGTCCGGCGGCTCGTGCTGCTGCTGCGGCCGGGCGCGGGGCGGCAAAGGCGGGCAAGGCGACGGTGCAGAGCCTGGGCCCGAAGGCTGCCGAGATGGCCGAGTCGTACATGCGCCGGGCCGGGATGACGCCCGAGATCACGGTGTACCACGGTTCGCCTCACGTCTTCGCTCCCGAAGAAGGCGCTCCCCTTGGCCGGTTCCGGTCGGAGAAGATCGGCACGGGCGAGGGACATCAGGCGTATGGGGTTGGAACCTACACGGCGGAAGAGCCGGCCGTGGCGACTGGATACCGCGAGCGATTGACTGGCAGGAATCCCAACGTGTTCCTGCTTGGCGGCAAGGACGTGTCAATCGTTGGCGGGTCGCCGGAATGGAAGACGTTTTCTGACGCGGCCAAAAGCCAGGGTTATTCTCAGGAATCTGCAGCGCTGGCATACCAAACCCTTAAGGACAAGAAGGGCGATCTCGATGCGGCGAGTGGAGAATTGACATGGCGGGATGACGCCACGAAGATTCACGACGAAGCCGCGAGCCTTCTCAGGGACATGCAATACAAGCCAGAAGGCGGCGCCCTATATACCGTCGACCTTCCTGATCCCATCGTCGAAAAGATGCTCGACTGGGACAAACCGCTTGGTCAACAAAGCCCGGATATACAGAAGGCGGCGCAGCGTATCGCTGCCAATCTTGACCCCGAGGCTCGCAAGCTCATCGGAGATTCTCTGATGAATCTCAAGGGCAGCAAGTTGTACGAGTTGCTTGCCTCCGACGACAGCGTGGCTGGTGCCGGCCAATTCGGTGCGGCAGCGTCGGCCATCATGCGCGAGCACGGCATTCCCGGCATCAAGTATCTTGACGAGGGAAGCCGTGGTAATTTCCGAGTGCAGAACAAATACAAGGGTGAAAATTACGGGTCGCCCGTCTCTTTCAAAACCGAGGAGCAGGCCCTCAATTACATGAAAGAGATGAAGGAAAGGGGGTGGCTGGACACAGAAATGTTGCCGGGCACCCGCAACTTCGTGGTGTTCCCGGGCGAAGAGAAGAACCTGACCATCCTGCAGCGCAACGAGCAGCGCCTGCCGCAGACGGACACGCCGGCCTTCAAGGAGTTCACTGGCGGCGCGCCGGTGATCAAGGCTGATCAGGCGAGCAAGGCCGAGTTCCAGACGGGCAAGCCGGTGGTGATCGAGGGGTTCTCGGGCACGCGGCGGGACTTCAGCGAGATCGACCCTGCGCTGTCGAGCTCGGGGTACTTCCTGAGCAGCAAGCCGGTGGTGGCCGACGAGTACGCCGGGGTCTACCCGGAGGGCATGGGCGGCGGGTCGTTCCCCACTGGGGGCAACATCCAGCGGTCGTTCGTGCGGATGGACAACCCGCTGTTCGTGAACGCCCGAGGCGCCAGCTTCAACCGGATCGACACGCGGGGCATCCCGGGGTTCGGGCTGCCGATGTCGAACACCGACATGATCAACCACTGGGCGAAGCAACAAGGCTACGATGGGGTGATCTACAAGGACCTGCGCGACTCGGTGGCGCGGCCGACGGGCCAGAACACGCCAGCTTCGAACGTCTACGTGTCGTTCAAGCCCAACTACGTGAAGTCTGCGATCGGCAACCGCGGGACGTTCGACGTCGGGACGACTGACATGACCAAGGCTCAAGGTGGGGCCGTCGGAGGGAACATGAGCTACACGCAAGCGGCGGACGTGATCGCCAACAAGCTGGTCGGCCAGGGTGTTGACCCTGACCGCGCGATGACGATGGCGCTGCGGATGTCTGACGCGCACATGAAGGCCGGCGGGGCGGTGCTGATGAACGACGGCGGCGACGTGACCAAGCGCATCGAGCGCATGGCACGCGAGCGGGTGCAGGGCGTGTTGTCGCGGCCGGAGCCGATGCGCAAGACCTGGGACGGCCCGTTGCCGAATCGGCCGGTGATCAATGGCCGGACGATGGTCAGTGCTGAGGAGCTCGCCGACTTCCGGCGCCAGTTCGGCGCGCAGATGACGCTGCGCGATCTCCTGAATGCGGACAAGGGCCGTGGGCCGTCCGCAGCCAGTCCTGCGGCCAGGGGCGTGCAGGAGGCGAACATCGCGCCCCGCGGCCCACGGGTGCGGCTTGACGAGGCGGCTACGCTGCCGGCTGCGGGTGCGGCGGACATCCCCGGGCTGATCATGCAGGGGATGGGGCAGGGGGCAGAACGGATGCCGGCCGGGCGTGGGGCTGGTGCTGCGTTCGTGGGCGCTGGGCTGCCGCGCGCCATGACGGGGGCGAAGCTGCTGCGGGAGCATCCCAGTATCTCGCCTGAGCGTCGCCAGATGCTCAAGGAGATGGAAGACTACATCAGCGGCCTGAACAAGGAGCGCATTGAGCCGACCTTTGCTGCCGGTGGCGCGGCCAAGGCTGGCAAGGCCATGTCCAGTGCCTTGCAGGCGGCTCGTGCCGAGGCAAGGGCCGCGCAAACCGCCCAGAGGGCCGCAGAACAGGCGCAGAGGCTGTCGGAGATGTCTCCCATGCAGCGCAACGCCTACGAGGTCTCCAAGGCCCTTGCAGAGCAGAAGACGCCCATCACTGTCAAGCCCGACACGGTGCAGCGCATGATGGAGGAGCGTGCTGCTCAGATCATGCAGGCCAACCCGAAGCTGACCGAAGAGGCGGTGGCTTCCCGGGCGCGGCGCGATGCGACTCGGCAGTTGAAGTGGGAGCGCCAGGGGCGTGAGAGGCTACAAAAGCGCTATGGCGAGTTGTCGCCCAGCCGCTACGACATGCCGGCGCAGAGGAAGCTGCGCAATTTGCCGGGCGCCGTTGAAGAGCGGGCTGAAAAGGCGCAGGAGTTCCTGTCCAGGCCCACGCCGCCGTGGGAGCCGCCCAACGCAGAGTTGCAGGCGTTCGACCGCAACCTGATCAAGGACGCGCTGGAGGGCTTCCCGGGAATCGAGCAGACCCGGTTCCCCCGGTACGAGGCGCCCCGGGCGCAGACGGGCTACATCGACGAGATCTACGACGACCCGCGCAACCGCGAGTTGATCAAACAGCAGATCAAGCGCGGCCTGCCGTTGGGTGGCGAGACGTTCTATGCCAGCTTGTACCCGGTGAAGGTTGCGGCGATGGAGCGCGGCATCCCTGCGGAGAAGTTCGACAGGTTCATCTACGAGACGGCGCCGGCAAGCGCCCGCAACTCGATCATGAATGAGATGGCGGTGGGCCAGTTCATGCGCGACATGAAGGCTCGGGGCCTGCCTCTTGACGAGCAGACCGTGAAGGAGGAGATGGCGAGGTTCAAGCAGCGGTACGGCATTGGCTTGCCGCTGATGCCTGTTCACCGCGAGGGTGTGCGTACGATGATCGAGAGCGGGGCGAACATGCGCGACCTGCTGAAGGCCGACATCCCGACCAACTACAAGATTCCGACGTACGGCACGCAGAAGGCGGGCGACTTCGGCAAGAGCATGGTGCTGGATGTCCACGAGGCGGCGGGTCAGACGCAGGGCAGCCGGTTCCACCCGTACTTCACCGAGCAGGGCGGGTTCGGCCCGACCGAGTACGGGTTGGCCGAGGGCAAGATGCTGGACATCGCCAAGGAGATGGGCATTCCTGGAGGCATGGCCCAGGCTGGCCGGTGGTTCGGTGGTGGCGAGTTGACGGGGCTGAAGTCGCCCCGCGGTGATGCGCTGGATTTGCTGGAGAAGCAAACGGCGTACACCTTGCAGGGCCAAGGCATCAATCCGACGCCGAAGGTTGTGCGCGACTACATCCTGAATATGGTGGAGTCCGGCGAAGGCGTGCTGATGCCTTACTTCAAGTCCAAGCCAATGCCGGACTATCGGACGAAGAAGGCCGAAGGCGGTGCAGTGTCAAAGGAGGAAGACAACGATCCGAGCATGGCGCTCATCGCCGAGATCCTGCTGGACATGGCCAAGAAGCAGGGCAAGAAGGAGGCGAAGAGCTTGGGCCAACCCCGGGCTACAACCGACTTGCTGAATCGAGGCGTGGTGGCGCCGCTGGCTGGTATGCCGGTCGATTTGGTGAACATGGGCCTAGAGGGCGTTGATGCAATTCGCTCGCTGTTTGGCCCGGTTCACACCAAGCTCGCGTCCAAGAAGCCGTTCCTCGGTTCTGAATACCTGAAGGATCTGATGGACGAGTACAACATGACGAGCGGCGAAGAGCGGCCGATGATGGAGACGGGTCTGTCGATCTTCTCGCCGGGCGCGGCAATCCGTTCAGCGGCCGGTGCGGCCGAATCGTTGCCCAGGGCTGCGCGTGCGGCCGAGAGCGGCCTCAATCGAGCCACGGCGGCGGCGACAAGGCCGTTTGTGCCCGCTACGGTGACAATGGAGGCTGTGGCGCCTGATCTGGCCAAGTTCAAGCCCAGGCAGTGGCAGGAGACCGCCACGCGCCGTTTGACGGGGCCTGGAGCGCCAGTGTCGATGGACGTGATGGGTGGGCAGCGCACGACGAAGCGGCCGGGCCAAGGCGTCTACGAGAACTTCGCTGGCGACTTGGAGACCAATCCGTTGGTGGCCATCGATGTGCCGCGTGCGGGCAACCTGTCGACCAACACGCCGCTGCGACGAGACATTGCCCAGGCCGGCAGCGATCTGGCTCAGGAAAGCGTGGCTGCGCACCGTTTTGTGCCGATGATGACCAACCAGATCAAAGACGCCTCGGCGATGCTGATCAAGCCCAAAGGCGGCTCGCTAAGCAACGAGCAGGTCATAGAGATGGCCAAGTCTTTGCCGGGCATGATCGTGGCGCACAACCCCAGGCTGGGCGGTGTTGTGGTGATGCCCTTCGACTACCAGCCCGGAAAGATTCCGCCCGAGTTCCGAGACGCCAATCAAGTTGCCCGCAAGGTGCTGGGCGACAAGGCTGCGATCACGTACGGGAAGGCCGATCCCGTGAAGGATCGGCTGTACATTGAGCGCGGCGAGTACGCTGGCGAGGGGATAGGGCTGCCTTCAGCCGAGACCACCAAGATGCGCCAGCGGCTGCAGCGTGCTGAGCAGCGGCTTTTTGCGCCACGTCAGCCAGCAGCAGTTTCGCCTCCATGAGCGCATGATCTTCCATCACCCAGTCATGATTGAGCACGCTCATTCGCCCGTAGGCACGTTCTCGGTCGCCAAACTCGGCGACCACAAGGGGTCGATCGGTGTCAACCCGCAACACCCGCCATCGGTCGCCGACATGTTCGACAACGTGTGGGTGATTCATGCGAAGGCGACGTTGCAGCAAAGTGTCCATGCGCGAACGATACAGCACAACTTACACGAAAGCAATGGGCAACAATGATGGCCACACAGTTCCCTATTGACCCGGAGTTCAACCGCTTCGTTGAGGGGATGCCTCAGGACGCTGACGGCGAGACGCCGGGGGTCGAGGTCGACCTTGAACTGACCGAGTCGGACATCGAGGAGCTTCCTGATGGCTCTGCGGTGGTTCGGCTAGACACCAACGGGCCGCAGGACAACGAGGACTTCTACCAGAACCTCGCCGACAGCGACGTCATCGACGCCTTCGAACTGGACTCGATGGCGCTGAAGTTCATCGAACTGGTCGGCAAGGACAAGCAGGCGCGCGGGCAGCGCGACAAGCAGTACGAGGACGGCATCCGGCGCACCGGGATGGGCAACGACGCCCCAGGCGGGGCCACGTTCGCCGGTGCGAGCAAGGTCGTTCACCCGGTGATGGCCGAGGCGTGCATCGATTTCGCGTCCCGCGCGATCCGAGAACTGTTTCCGGCCGATGGGCCGACACGCACGAAGATCCTAGGAGACGTCGATCAGGACAAAGTCGACATCGCCGAGCGCAAGCGCGACTTCATGAACTGGCAGTTGACCGAGCAGATCGAGGAGTTTCGCGACGAGCAGGAGCAACTCTTCACGCAACTGCCGCTCGGTGGCTCGCAATACCTGAAACTCTGGTACGACGAGGACAAAAAGCGCCCTTGTGCTGAGTTTTTGCCCATCGACAACGTGCTTTTGCCCTTCGCGGCGTCGAATTTCTACACCGCGCCGCGCGCAACTGAGGTCCACAACCTCTCCAAGTACGAATTCGACCGCCGAATTGCGTCTGGACTGTACCGAGACGGCAGTTTCATCCGGTCAACGATGGACCCGGAGCCAACTGCGGCGCAAAAAGCCACCGACAAGGTCGAGGGAAGGTCGGAAAACGAGAACGAAGACGGCGTTCGGCGCGTCTATCACATCTATACGTGGCTGGAGGTCAAAAATGACACCTTCAGCAAGGGAAAGATGGCCCCTTACATCCTGATGATCGACGATTTGGAGTCGGAGGTCATCGGTTTGTACCGAAACTGGGAAGAGGGCGACGAAACGATGACGAAACTCGACTGGGTGGTCGAGTTCAAGTTCATCCCGTGGCGCGGCGCCTATGCCGTGGGCCTGCCGCACCTCATCGGGGGCCTTTCTGCGGCTCTGACGGGCGCTCTGAGGGCCCTGATGGACTCGGCGCACATCAACAACGCCGCGACGCTGCTGAAGCTCAAGGGCGCCAAGGTGTCTGGGCAGTCTCAACAGGTTGAGGTGACCCAGATCGCCGAAATCGAGGCCGCTCCTGGTGTCGATGACGTGCGCAAGCTGGCCATGCCGATGCCGTTCAACCCGCCGAGCCCGGTGCTGTTCCAGTTGCTGGGCTGGCTGACGAGCGCGGCGAAGGGGGTGGTGACGACGGCCGAGGAGAAGATCGCCGACGTCAACGCGAACACCCCGGTGGGGACGACCCAGGCTCTGATCGAGCAGGGCGCGGCCGTGTTCTCGGCCATCCATGCCCGCCTGCACGAGTCGCAGTCTCGCGTCCTGAAGGTGCTGAGCCGGATCAACCGCTGGTACTTGGACGACATGCGCCGCGGCGAGGTCGTGGAGGACCTGGAGGTCCGCCGGGAGGACTTCGCCCGGGTGACGGACGTCATCCCAGTGAGCGACCCGCACATCTTCAGCGAGACGCAGCGCATGGCGCAGACCCAGGCGGTCATCTCGCTGATGGAGAAGCACCCGGACATGTTCAACCGCCGGGCGGTGCTGATGCGCTTCCTGAAGCAGATCAAGGTGCCGGGCATCAACGAACTGATGACCGACGCGCCGGCCCCGGAGAAGTTGGACGCCGCCAACGAGAACGTGGCCATGACGATCGGCCAGAGCGCCTTCGCCTACTTGGAGCAGGACCACTTCTCGCACATCGTGACGCACCTGAAGTACGCCTCGGACCCGGTATTCGGGGCGAACCCGATGGTGGCGCCGACGTTCCTGCCCAAGGCGATGGAGCACATCAAGCAGCACTTCGCGCTGTGGTACTTGACGCGGATGAATGGCTACGTGAACCGCTCGCTGGGCCGGCAGCCGGACGACTACGCCGAGGCGGTGGACCCGAAGGAGCTCGACAAGCTGTTCGGCGCGGCTGCGGGGCATGTGGCGATGGATGCGCAGGAGACCCTGGCCAAGACCATGCCGGTGATCCAGCAGATGGTCCAGGTGCTGGAGAAGTTCAAGCCCAAGCCTGACCTGACGCCGGACGGTCAGGTGCTGCTGCAGACCAGCATGGCCGAGACCGAGCGTCGCAAGGCGCGCGATCAGGCCGAGATGCAGATCAAGGCGCAGGACAGCGCTGCGAAGCTGCAGCTTGCCCAGCAGAAGCAGATGGACGAGAAGGATCTCGCCATCGAGGAACTCCAACTGAAGCTGGCCATCGCCCAGGGCGACCAGGAGATGAAGGAGCGCATCGAGACGGCCCGCCTGACGCGGGATGCGGCCCGGTTGAGACTCGACCAGGACAAGACCGTGATCGACACCATGAAAGGAGCAGGAAGTGGCTACCAGTGATCAGGAGCAGAAGAGCGTGCTCGTGCCGCAGCACAAGCGCATGGCGATGGGCGCCAAGATCGACGGCCAGTCGATGCAGGCCAAGGATTCCGGCAATGGCAAGCCGGCGCAAGGAGGTCTGTCCCAGGCGACGAAGAAGAAGTGAAGACGATCGCAGATCTCATCGGCGGGATTACGTCTAGGCAGGCTGAGATAGCCGCGTCCCTCGCTGCGGGCAATGCAGCGAACTGGGAGACGTACAACCGCATGGTGGGTCAACACGCCGGCCTCGCAGAGGCACTGGCGATCCTCAACGATTTGATGAAAGACGACGATGAGCGAGACGGGCAAGGCGTTTGACGACGCCGAAATGGCTTGGGCATTCCCGAGCGTGGACCCTGGCGCGAAACCTCTGGGCGGACGCATCCTGGTGCAACTGCGCCGCGCGAAGAGGAAGGCAACGAAGGCGGGGATCATCCTGGTCAGCGAGACCAAGGAGACCGAGAAGTGGCAGAACATGGTGGCCCGGGTCATCGAGATCGGGCCGCTGGCGTTCCGCAAGCGCGACACGATGGAGCCGTGGCCGGAGGGCAGTTGGTGCGAGCCGGGCGACTACATCCGCGTCCCGAAGTGGGGCGGCGACCGTTGGGAGGTGAAGGTTCCGGGCGAGGATGACCTCGAAGACCCGGCGCTGTTCATGATCCTGAACGACCACGAGGTGATCGCCAAGGTCACCGGCAACCCGCTGGAGATGA